TGTGTTTATTATCATTTCGAACACTCTTGTGAACCATGTCTTCGTACCAATACTTAGAGGGTGACTCACTGCCAAAATGGAAGGGTAAGTCGCCTGCTACGTGCGCCATCCCGGGAGCTGGAATTCTAACTTGTGGCTTTGTCCCGCTGCAGTTAATGATGTCCCGGTTGATGTTGCGAATGGAGTCGCTAATCCCCGGTTGCGGCCCATCATTGGACACGAAAAGCAAAAGGATCGAAGGTGCATTGGTGCGCACCAAGAACCTTAGACACTTGTTTCTGAATGATACCCAACTAAATCGATTTCCCATGCGGATGTCGCATTCACACGCAAATGCAGCGTCCTTCCGGACTAGCATGAACACCTACATGAAGCGGGTTGTTCGTGCTGCCGGTTTCGAACCATATTTGGCATCAATGGCAGCCATGGATTCGAATGAAGGATGCCAGGGGTCGCGATTGTTCTATGGAATGAAGGATCTTTCGGTTCCATACCGTAATGATCCCGTAAAGGACAATCATGCGATCATAATGGTGGATGTGGATTATTATGCGGATATGGGTAAATGGATGCAATTTGGTCAGCCAATCTTGATGTACACGTTTGTGCCTACACAGGCAGCGTACAATAGTGAGACTGATGATTTCGCATACCGGTTAACCCAAAATAAGGTGGAGTTTAAGATAGCCGGCGGTGCCACGTATAGCCACGAATTGTGGGACTATAACTGTGACAAACTGTCTGTTACCAATAAGGACGGAACATTAACAACGTTCTTGGTCGAGCAGCGCAATGTGCCTGGCGACCCCCACCATCGCTTTGTAGTCCTAACCCCAGAAGCGCGCGTTGCAATGCCATGGCATCTGTATCTGGAAGAGGTTCATCAACCAATCCAGCGCTGGAAACCGTTAGTGGATGGAATCAATGTGTTGTACAATCCCATTGGGGATTTGTTGTCTATCGGAGAGGATGGCGATTGGCATTCAGTGCAGATGTCGGGAGCACTATACAAAGCCATCAAGACCCGAGTTCAGGCAAAAACATCAGCAATCCAAGTGGCTGATGTCGAACGCATGATGAATGCTCACAAGCATCCAAATGCCGTAGTGGACGCCCCATTCATCTATAAGGTGGTTGGGGCTACTCTGCGAGCCAACGTGATCAATACGAATGGAGCTGTGAACTACCTACCAGTTGGATCGCTCGCCACCGAGGATGGTAAGCAGTCTGGAGGTGTAGGTGCTACGCCAGTGGTTTCTCAACCGGCTAGATTTCCTGCCCGAGCTGTATCTTCTGATGAAGCTACTGTAAAGGGTAGGATTGATAAAGTACGGAACAATAAGGAACCACCGGTGTTTATGAAGCACTATGCAAATGAGTTCGTGCAACTAGTGATACCCGAAAAGCTAGTTGGAACTGGAGCACCAAAAACAGTCGCCGAGGTAGTAGAACACCAGAACAAACCCGCGCAACGAGCCCGGTTTGATATGATTGCAGCAACCCTTAGTACCGCCGATGCCAATAAGCTTAAGAGCTTTGTCAAGGTTGAACCCTATGTTAGCATAAATGATCCCAGGAACATCACGACGATGAGCCCCGAGACCACTACTTTGTTATCAGGATATACCTTGGCTATGAAAGAGCAAGTCCTTAAGAAGCATGAATGGTTCGGTGCTGGCTTAACGCCAGCCGAACAGGTGGAAAAACTAAGGAAACTGTCGCATCGGGGAAAACACTGGTTGTGTACAGACTACTCTAGGCTAGATGGTTCCG